ACAATTTGAGTTAGAGTTACCCAAGTGTGAGCATAACTATGCTAACAGGTGGAGAGAGTATAAATTTAAAGTGAAAGGAAAGAAAAATGTGGCATAGAGTAACAGACTTTTTTAATGTGGAATATCACAAAAAATATGGTGAGGGTACAAAGTTTGACCTTGACTATGGTAAGCTATTCATAATAGCATTATGTATTTACATAGCATGGAAGGTGTAACATGGAAGATAAAAGCTACGAATTGTTTTCAGAGTTATTAGATAGAGAACACGAAAGTTTAATACCTGATAAGACTATACCCACGTTTAACATATGGGATATAAGAAAGGACAAAGATGAATATTCTAGAACTAAAACACAAGTACCTAGAGTCACAAGACTTCAAACTACTAGCAAGTAAAACACAAAAGGATTATGTTTACTTTCTAAATATAATGTTGTCCACGTCTGTTAATGGTAGGCACGTAGAGAAATCTAGAGTGTCTACCTTTACAGGTGTCAAGGCTCGTAGAGCATACGAGACATGGCTCAATAGAGGTGTATCATTTGCTAATCACATATGCTCTGTGTCTAAGAAAATGTATTCATATGCAAACGAGATGGGATATGCAGAGACTAACCCATTCAAAACATTTAAGTGCAAGACAACACATAATAGAAAGGTAACATGGACAAGAGATCAAGTGAAAACTTTTTTAGATGAATGTTATTTATCCTTTGAATACAGGAACTTAGGACTAATAGTTCAGATGGCATATGAATGGTGTCAACGAGTTGGAGATATGAGAATGCTAAAGTTTAGTAGCATAGACTTTGATACAGGAGTATTAAACCTAGAGCAATCTAAACGTAGGGCATTGGTGCATCTACCTATAAGTGATGACCTACTAGCCATGTTAACACAACAGAAGGAAGAGTTTGGTTTTCAAGAATGGGTAGCACCCTATCCGTTTACTAGACGTAAGTCATACCAACCTTACACCCTACACAGGCTATCTAAAGTAGCACGAAGGGTGCTAGATTTGTGTGGACTACCAAAAGAATTACGCATAGCAGACTTGAGAAGGACAGGCACTACAGAAATGGTAGAGGCAGGTGTCTCTATGGCACAGATCATGTCAGTTACAGGACATTCAACACCTAATAGTGTGAAGCCTTACATGAAAAATACTTATGCCTCTGCAGAAAATGCCTTGACAAAAAGAGAAACCTATGTTAAAAGCACTTTGGATGTGCCACGATGATGTATATAACTGACATAGCAGATGACCTATCCAACGGACAGACAAAGAGAATGAACTGTCCTAACTGTGGTGGACATAAAACTTTTACTATCACAAACAATATGGGTCAGGTGTTATGGAATTGTTACAAGGCATCATGTAACGTGTCAGGTTCAAAGAGAACTAAGTTATCAGTTGCCGATATTAGAAACCACTTTAACTTGGTTCAAGAAGATGAAGATAAATTTAATCTACCTGACTACGTAGTACATCATACAGGTAGACATGAAGTAAAAGAGTTTGCCCATAAGTATGGGATAAATTATAATAGTATTCCTCTGTACTTTGATGTAAAAGAAAAGAGGATAGTGTTTCCCATAAGAGACAATGGGGTTATGGTAGATGCAGTTGGAAGAGCAACCAACAAGTTTACAAATCCCAAATGGAAACGATATGGGAATAGTAACGTGCCATTCCTAAATGGAACAGGTAACGTTGCAGTGGTTGTTGAGGATTGTGTGAGTGCCTCTGTGCTTGAGAGTGAGGGGTGTGTTGGGGTTGCTTTGTTAGGAACATCTTTATCACAACAACACAAGGAGCATTTGAAACAATTCTCAACAGTCATAATTGCTTTAGACCCTGATGCTAGTTACAAGTCTTTCAGTATCATGAAAGAACTTAGGACTTATGTTAACGAAGTCTTAGTGTTAAAGTTAGAAGACGATTTAAAATATAAAAGAGATAATGATTTAACCAAACTAAAGGAGTTAATAAATGGAACTATCGTTAATTAAAACTTTGATGAATAAAGATTTCTATGATGATCACAAGGGTGCTAAGTGTCCTGATAGATTATTCAGTAAGGAAGTTAGAAAGATCAAATCAACTATAGATAAGGCTATGTTACAGTATGATAGAACAGTTACGTCTGATGAGATACAGGCATTGTTTATGTCATCTAATCCTAGCCTAACTACTGCACAGAAACAGGCATATGAGTCTACGTTTCTTACACTAAAAAAGGAGACTGAACTTGGTAAAGATATTGCACAGGAAGTGCTTTCAAAATTGTTTCAACAAATTGTGGGTGAGGATATTGCTAACATTGGTTTTAACTATGTCAATGGTACTCAATCCACACTTGAACCCCTTAGAAATATACTTGATTCCTATGGTGAAGACTTTATTCCTAACCTAAATATAGATTGGGAAGACCTTAGTATTGAGAACCTAATCAAGAGTAATGACCTTGAGACTAGATGGTCATTTAATATACCATCTCTTGTACATCAACTAGAAGGTGTCAATGCAGGTCACTTGATTGAGGTAGGTGCTAGACCTAACACAGGTAAGACTAGCTTCCATGCCTCTCTAATCGCTTCACCTACAGGCTTTGCACATCAAGGTGCTAGGTGTGTGGTGTTGTGTAATGAGGAGAAGGCAGTAAGAGTTGGTGCAAGATACCTAACTGCAGCAGTAGGAATGGATATGCATCAGATACGAGACAAGCCTACTGAGGCACAGGAATTGTGGAAGAAGGTAGAGAAGAATGTATCTATCAAAGATGCCACAAGTAAGGATATGAATTGGGTAGAGAGTATATGTAAGGCATATAAACCTGACGTGCTTGTCCTTGATATGGGAGATAAGTTTGCCCTAACACAGGGATTTGCTAGACAAGATGAGGCATTGAAGGCTAATGCTATCCATGCTAGACAGATAGGTAAGGCATACAACTGTGCAGTATTTTATATGTCACAATTAAATGCAGAGGCAGAAGGTAAAGTATTACTGAACCAATCTATGATGGAAGGCAGTCGTACAGGAAAAGCAGCAGAGGCAGATGTCATGATATTAATAGCTAAGAATCCACCTATTGAAGGACAGGATGCAGAGGATAGTGTGAGACATCTAAACGTTGTCAAAAATAAAGTAACAGGTTGGCATGGTAAAATTATCTGTGACTTAGACTATAAGTTAGCGAGGTATCAGGCATGACAAAATACATAACGTGTATCAAGTGTGATATAGAACAACCTGTAACTAATTACATTGTTATGAAGTCAGGCGAGATAAAGAGAACGTGTAAGTCCTGTAAGAATGGACACAAAACTATAATCAAGAAGCTAAGAAAGGAGAATGAATATCCTAGTGATGATTACTGTTGCCCTATTTGTGATAGAGACTTGGAAGAACTATCTAAGTATGGACAGATACGAATGAAGACATGGGTATTGGATCACTGTCATGAAACAAATACTTTCAGAGGTTGGATATGTCATCACTGTAACACAGGACTAGGTGCATTCTCTGATGAGACAACAAGACTAGCCAATGCTATGAGATACTTAGATACACACAGGGCAAAACTTGAGAAGGCAGAAAATTTATACAGTAAAAAAGATTTACCTGAACTAAAAGAAGAATTAAAAGAGGTAGAGAAAGATGCCAAGCAACGTGATTTAGATTGTTACCATAAAGATTACTATTCAAACTCATATGCACGAGAGGCACAGAGACTACGTAAGTTAATTAAGTTTATTGAGGCAGGATTAGAAGTACAGGAATATGAGAGTGGTACTGTTTTAATTAATGATAAGTTTGTTGTTACACTACGTAATGATAATTGGAGAATACTACACAAGAGTACATGGTACAGACACAAGTCTGATCTACAACATTTTATAGATAATTATATATTGAAGGAGTATAAGAAATGAAACTAACATTAGACGTAGAAAATACAACAACAAAAAGAGATGGCAAGTTACACCTTGATCCATTTGAACCTGACAATAAATTAGTAATGGTAGGTTGTCTTACTGATCAGGGTAATGAATACTTATATAATATGGACAGAGGTGGTACACCTCATGTTGAGATACAGGAGTTACTAGATCAGGCAACCATACTCATAGGACACAACATAGCCTATGACTTGATGTGGCTATGGGAGTCAGGGTTTAGATATGATGGTCCTGTTTACTGTACTATGTTGACAGAGTATATACTACAGAGAGGATTGAAAGAACCCTTGCATTTAAAAGACTGTGCAGAGAGGTATGATCTTGAGACTAAGAAACAAGATACACTTAAACAATACTTTGCCAAGGGTTATGCTACAGATGAGATACCAAGGGATGAGTTATCAGAATACTTATCTGCAGACTTACGTGCTACACAACAACTATGTGATGCACAGTATAAGAAACTAAATAGTGAACAGTATGCAGGACTTATGGACTCTGTAATACTAACTAATAAAGTGACAGTAACTCTAGCTAATATGTATCGCAAGGGTTTTAAAGTAGATCAGAATAAACTTAATGAAGTTAGACAGGAGTTTGAACAGGAGAAGAAAGATATAGAGGAACGTTTAAACAAACAAGTGAGAGAACTTATGGGAGATACACCTATCAATCTCAATAGTCCTGAACAAATGTCTTGGGTTATATATAGTAGGAAAGTAAAAGACAAGGCTACATGGGGGAATCATTTCCATCCTAATATGCATGATAAACAATTCAAAAACAATGTAGCATATAATTCTAGTATAGTTTATAAAACAAAAGCAGAACAGTGTGGCTACTGTAAAGGCACAGGATATATTAGAAAGATAAAGAAGGATGGTAGTCCATATGCTAAACCTAGTGTGTGTCCTATCTGTGATGGTGATGGATATAAGTTTATACCTACGAAAGAGATTGCAGGTCTAAAGTTTTCTGCACCTAATCAGAAGTGGGTAAGTGCAAATGGTTTTAGTGTAAACAAAACTAATCTAGAATTACTACAGAGTATAGCTAAAGATAGACACATGACTGATGCACAATCTTTTCTACGTGATATACAAAGATTATCTGCCTTAGATACTTACCTCTCATCTTTTGTTGAGGGTATACAAACTCATGTAAAGTCTGATGGTATGTTACACGTGAGGTTGCTACAACACAGAACATCTACAGGTAGATTTAGTGGAGCAGACCCTAATATGCAGAATATGCCTAGAGGTGGTACGTTTCCTGTTAAGAAAGTATTTGTGTCACGTTGGGAAGGTGGAGAGATATTAGAGGCAGACTTTGCACAGTTAGAGTTTAGAACTGCAGCATTCTTATCACAAGATTCAATAGCAATGAAGGAGATAGAAGATGGATTTGACGTGCATAGTTATACTGCTCGTGTTATTAGTGATGCAGGTGAGCCTACATCTCGTCAGGAAGCGAAGGCACACACGTTTGCACCCCTTTACGGAGCAACAGGATTTGGTAGGTCATCTGCCCAAGCCACCTACTACAAACACTTCACAGAAAAATACAAGGAAGTCAACGTATGGCACACCAGATTGGCTAAAGAAGCTATGAGTACAGGCAGAATAAAGACACCATCAGGCAGAGAGTTTTCATTTAATAACATGAAGAGGTATGCTAATGGTAAGGTATCTAACTTCACACAGATAAAGAACTATCCTGTGCAGAGTTTTGCTACTGCAGATATTGTTCCTGTCGTACTGATGGAGATAGAAAAGCAATTAAGTAAATTGCAATCATGTATTGTGAATACTGTGCATGATTCTATAGTGATAGATGTACACCCTGAAGAAAAACAAAAGGTTACATTTATATTGAGAGGTATTAATACTAATATGAAAGCTATTATTGATAATCAATTTAAGATTGACTTCAATGTACCTCTAAAATTAGATATGAAAATAGGTAATAATTGGCTTGACACACATGATATTATGTGATATAACAAGTGATCTTTAAAGGAAGGAAGGTATAAATATGAATGAAATAGTTACAATTAATACAGATAATTATTCTGTTATGGCTAAAGCAATGGGTCTTACAGGAGAATCATCTGATAATAAGAGTAGTAGTTTGCCAAGATTAAAACTACAACACAAACCTATCATGGGTATGAAAGAAGTAGGAGATGAAGTAGAAGAAGTAGTAAAGATAAAGGCAGGGTCATATAAGTTAGATGTTCCTGATGATACTATATACTATGCTAAAGAAGTTGAGATCAGACCCTTTATGCAGAGGTTTATGTATAAGAGATTTGTTAAGGCTATTAACCCAAAGAAGGGTGATCCTCTAGGCATCTTCCATAAGACTATTATGGCAGACAATTTAAA